GCTACAATTAACCTTGTAGAGGTTTAAGAATACTAATGCTATTTCTTCCTGATAAGTATCAACAATTGTGGGATAATTTCCCCACTATATGTAACGAATTAAAAGTGGAGTTATGTCAGTTTCTTCTTGATACTGAGCAGACACACTATAATGAGTTTATCGAAAAATACTGTAACTACTTCCTGGAAGAAGGTTACTGCTACTATGTGCCAATAAAATAAGTGTCACAGGGATTGGTGACAACAGGTAACGCCTTGTTATAATAGATGTATACCAAAGGAACATTTAAAAATGAGACTAACACCAATCGGAACAAACCAGACAGAAATCGAAACTTCAGAAGCAAGGATTTTCTTTTCTTATTCTACCCCTGTTGCTGCTTACATATTTGGCGAGGGTTTTGTAAGATCAGAGGATTTCTTCTCAGTCACTACATCTCGTCACATTAATAAGTGGATCGGTGTTTGTTCTAAAACTGATGATATTAAAAGGGTTTCACAGTCCAGACTTGACAACCTTGCTTAAATATACTATAATAGGGGTAATCACACCCCTTTTTTATTACTTATGACTTAAGACTTGCACCACTAAATATAAACAATAACAGTCGAGATCGCAGTCACTGTAAGGGTTCTCGCGGTATCTGCGGGCGGTGTAACTAAAAACGCTTAAGTCCCTAACCTACAAAGGTTCCCCAGAGACAGTATATTATTCATATTAAAGTTAACTTCCTATATAAAAAAATTCCCAGAAAAAAAATGGCATCAATACCCCACCAAGAAACAAGAACATGGGCAATGCAACAACTCATGCATAAGGAAGGATGTTTATACACTAGCATGTATGAATGTGCCCAACAATACACTGATATATGGGGTGATTTGCAAGATAAAGAAAAACTATATAAGTCATGGGAATGCTTTGCAACAAGAATACCTAATAATAGACTATAATGGATACACTTAATATGTCAAAAAGATTCACCACGAAACTCCTTGAAGATGATTTCGGTGACCTGCAACTTACTATACCGTATGATATATGTGAAGAGTTTGGTTGGGACGAGACTACAGAGTTTGAATACGAGATGTCAGATGATGGTTCTATACACTTTAAACCTTTAGATAGATGAAATACGTACTCCTTAATGAAGAGTTTGTCCCTCAAGGTTCTTTTGCTTCTATAGAAGAACTAAGAAGATTTCTTTGTGATAGGAAGTACGAACATGATTGTGATAAAGATATCTCATGCACATTTGATTACATTAAAGGTATAAAATGGCATTTCGAGATAGTAGAATGAGTCAAAAAAAGAAAAAACTAAATAACCTTGTAAAGGTTTCTGAAATAGATAGGTTATATCACCCAAACCCACAACAACTCTGGGAAGAGTATCATCGAGTAATACTTCCTCCTATACGTGGTACTAGAGATGAATAAGAAATTAGAGAAGATATTAGAACCTATAGTCCTATCAGGAGTGGTAGTATTCTTCGGATTTGTGTTCCTGATAGAAACATTGGATCTATTTGTAATTAGACCCATCTATCAAAAGTTGTTTAAGAAAAAAAAGAGGCGACGCAAACGTGGATGATCCAAAGATCTGTCCTATATGTGACGCAAGATGGTTAGAAGGACAGTTATATTGGAATACAGGACGAGAAGCATGTCCACATGACCTTGCAGGTATGGTATGCAATTGTATCAAACCCAATTTCAAGTGTGTGAACCCATGCAAAGGTTCTACCTCTGGGATTACATGGAGACATTCAGAAGAAGAAATAGATGAATTCTTTGACAGTGTACTTGACAATGATGAATAGATAGTCTATAATATAAAAAAATCTAGAACTATGGCACTTCATATGCGTGAGATACTTATCAGAGCAGTCCTTGCACATGCTCACGGTGAGATAGAGAAGCATAAAGCAAATGTAAACGTATACCTTGAGAACCCTGCAGGTATCGGAGAGCATTCAGATATTACTGAAGCAATACAAACTGAGTTAGACCACATATCCCGTTACCACGATCAGGTCGAGGTTCTCAACAAATACTTTGTTAGTAAGACATGAGTGAGCAAGAAATAGACCCATATGCACAAGCATTGAATACTGTCAATGAATGTATCATAAAATTAGCAGCAAGAACGCAAATAATAGAAGAATATGTTGCAGAAACACCATCTTTGGATAAAATACAGTATAATCCGAAGAATACTGAAGAAAACTTGAACTTTTATCAAATAATTAACGATTTATACGAAAAAATCGAGATAATTGATAAAAAAGTTGATAATTTGCACCGTTGGTGCCGAAAATAGTCCAAACTACCCCGCGAGCGACCACAATTATGGCAATGTATAGAAATGGTATTCAAGTTAATGAAACCAAACCTAAGAAGACAAGACAAGGAAACGGAGCACATACAAAGTACTCTGCAACTGCTAGTAATAAGAAAAGGAAACCTTATAGAGGTCAAGGAAAGTGAGTGACGTGTTATTTCGGAAGCATAGAGTCTTCCGAGAGACGCAAGACGTAATCTTCTTCGATATATCTGTAGAAGAATCGAATGCCTCTGATCTAGTAGTGCATGAAGGTGCTGCGATTTCTCCTCCAAATGATATGGTAGGTGCAAAACAGTTTTACATACACTATCATCAGACAGATTTTAACAGAGTAGTACAAGGAGAGAGGCAATTTGAGTTGGTAAACTTCGATTGGAAGTATCCATATCATATTGTACACCTTAACCGTACGTCTGGTGCACTCGTTATACCCACAAAAACCTACCATAGGTCAATATCTGGAGAGAAAGGATCAATAGTAATCAATCAATCCAGTAGAACTGAGGGTTTTGATCATGGTACTGAGTTTATTCCAGTCTCTGCTGCCGAAAATAAGAAATTATACGAGATACTTAAACACGAAAAACCAGTTATCCACACACTCGGAGAATAATGCAGGTTATTAATGACTTTTTAGATGACTATTATATAGACTATCTTTCTGATACTGTCACCAATCCTCAGTTTGAGTGGAGGTACCATAATAATATCTCTAAGTTCATACCCCCTAACCACGCATCTCTTCGGGATATGGAATTTTTGTCTGGTTTATCTAATGTTCTCTTTGATACTCAGAACAATTTGGGATTTCAAAGGGAGATCTGGATACCTGCTGTCTTGAAGATAGAAAAGGAATTGGGTGTACAAAAAGGTAGTCTGACAAGATGTAGACTAGATATGACGTTAAGAGCACCAGAAAAGACTATGCATACACCACATACGGATCAGAACTATCCTCACATGTCTTGTATACTATATCTAATAGATAGTGATGGTGATACCGTAATATACAATGAAGATAAAGGAGCAAAAGAACTAACTATATTACACTCAGTAGAACCTAGAAAGAACAGATTGGTTATCTTTGATGGAGATAAGATGCATACAGGTCATTCCCCATTACACCATCCAAATCGTATTCTAGCAAACTTCAACTTCATGAAATGAACAATTACGGATTAGAAATAGCATTTTGGGTAATTTTATCCCTTTTTGTCCTTACAAAGTTAAAAGTATTCAAGAAGTAGCATAAATACTTTTGGGATAGTAACCCCATGAAAAGTTCTCGAACTTCATGGAGGTTAAAATGGTAAATCCAGATGTAAATCGTGAAATCATGTTCAAAGAACATGGCACAAAGAGATTAGTGACTGAATATCCCACACCTAAAAAGGAAAAGGATGTAAAACCACTTAGAAAATGGCGTTAAAATCAATAAGCGGAAAGGATGTAAACCTGAGTCGTGCTTTTAAAGACATAAAAGTAGACTTTGCAAGGAATCCTTTTACACAAGATGTATCTCAAGTATCTAATGACAATGCTATTAAGCAGTCATTGAGGAATCTTGTGATGACACAACCTGGTGAAAAGTTATTTCAACCCCAAATAGGTTCTGGAGTTAGACAATTGTTGTTTGAACCTATGGATGGTTTCACAGCAGATGCTATTAGAGATGACATTCTAAATACTGTTGGGCAACATGAACCTAGAATTACAATAAACAATCTTGCTGTAGTAGAGCAGTATGATGCAAATCAATTTAATGTCACTATAGATTATAATATTGTGGGTCAACCACTCGTGGAAACTGTGTCATTCATTCTTAAGAGACCTGAGTAATGTCAACACCGAATAATTTAACAGCACTAGATTTTAATGACATTAAAGCGTCAATCAAATCTTATCTGAGAACTAGAAAAGAATTTACAGATTATGAGTTTGATGGTGCAACATTGAACTATCTGGTAGATGTACTGTCATATAATACGTACTATAGTTCGTTTAATGCGAACATGGCAATGAATGAGGCATTCCTACCCTCTTCCACAGTGCGTGACAAT